ATCTGGACACGGCACAGAATTACACTTATAATTAGCTATAGGATCACTATCAATATTAATTTTTAAGGCATTTTCAATACTTAATGGTTTAATCTGAGAAGAAACAAAATCTGGATGCGAAGAAAATCCACCTGCTCTTCTATTAAGTTCCATTAGTGTAATTGGAACACCCTTGTGATATCTAATATCCTTAAGTTCACTAGTACCAGATATATTATATTCATATATATTATCCCATATTTGTTCTTCATATTTACCTGAAGCAGGTTGGGGTAATGCTGGTGTTGCCGGACCAGATTCTTCACCACCCAGTTTTCTGAAACAATAATATCCAGGTACGTTTGTAGTACCTTCTCCATAAAGTGTTTTAGTTCCTACGGCTGGTCCAAAAGGTACAATTACTCCTGCTACTTTATGTGTAAACACTGGATGGTCATCTCTATATACTAATACTGTCTTTACAGCACCCGTAAAGTTTTCAACATCATCTGCGATACGTTGATTCCAATTTGGACCAAGACCTTCAGATAATTTTTTTATTTTTTGAGTAGTTTCGTATATTCTATTCCTCATATCTTCTATATTTTTACCTAAAAATCTTTTAATCGGATTACACTCTTCATCATCTTCAGCGCCACAACATATTTTTTCTAATTTTTCTACAGTAGGCATTTTTAAATTACCTTCTTTATCTACTTCCATATATTCTCTTAATGAAGCAGCACCAGATTGAAGAATGTTAGCAGCATAATACCACTCAGCCATTAATAAATATGTTTTTAAACCAGCACCGTTAATTCTTGCTTTTTTATAATTGTCATTATCTAATACAGTTAATTTAGGACTTTTGTCACTATATTCTAATTCAACATCACTCGTACTTTTGTCGTTATAAAATGAAAGAAAGTTTTTACATTCTTGAAAATCGTTTGTAGGTTTTCCAGATTTGTCTTTAAAAACCCATTTGTACACCAATTTTTTAACATTATCTTGATTAGCGGCTCCTCTGTGCCATATTTTTAATACTTTTACTACATTTGTGTATGTCGACATAAAAGATTCTAACTTTTCAAGCATTTCAGCAGCTAAAACACTACAGCCTTTAGATGAAGTAAATTTAGGGTCACCTTCATCACCTATACCTACACTATTAATTATTGTATTAAATTTTATAAACTTTCCATCTGGACCAGGAGTGTTACTGTCTAAAGAAAGATATTCTAAAACTAAGTTTTCAATTTGGGGGATAGATGCAGGTTCTACATTGAGAATTGTTAATTCAATGACCCCTCTAGCTGGCTGTCCCATTTTTGAAGTTTGTGGGAAATATATTATTATATCTTTAGATTCCTTTTTTGACGTTTCATCTAATATTTGGTCAAGTTTTGTAGAACTCACATCTGGGTGAATTGCTATTAATCCCTGTATTCTTGTATCCACACCCTCATTATCTTCTGCTTTTTCACCTTTTGGATTAGTTTGTGCAATAGTAAACTGATTATTTACAACAGCAGCATCTTGTCCAGATGGTGATGGTGAAGGTGAAGGGGCTACCCCATAAGATCCTCCACCTTGAGATGAATCAAAATCTCCTCTACTCATTAAATAACCTATAAGACTATTATCAAATGAAAAACTACCTTCTCCATAAAGCTGTCTTACTAATTTCATCGGCGCACTATCACCACCATCAGTAATTGAAGGGAAATCTGTACCTCTCAAAGCTATATGTTTATTAACACGTGTTTCTTCTAAATCATCTAATAAGTTTGAAACACCTCCATCTAATAATTTTGGATAAAAAAACAATTTAAGAGTTTCTTCTACAAGTTTCTGATTTACATTTAAAGAAATTACTGGATGTTTGGCAAGTATACCAGTTGTATTATGCCATAATATCCTTGTGATTTCATCCCTGACGTTCTCAAATAAATTAGTTGAATAATCATAATCCTCAATTGTGCGTCTATCTTGTATTTTAGTTATAAAAAAACGTTTTCTACCATCTACATCAGACGGATTTTCACTTTCTATAGAAGTGAAATCATTTGCACGTCCTTTCTTTAATGATTCAATTAAAGCTACAAAGAAACTTAAAGCACTTTTTCTTATTTCTTCAGTAATGGCTTCTTCATCATCATCTTCATCCCAATTAGGTTCTTTTATGAAACAGTGAACTGCATAAGTTTGCCTATTATTTACATCTGTAAAAAGATTATTAATTGTAAAAATTGAATCTGGACCAAATGTACTTCTAAACTGATTATGTATTTGTGAATTTTTACTAATTATATTAATTATTCTATTAAATATTCTTCTTTTATTGGCTCTACCAACAAATGTTGACGCGGAACGATATATTCTACCATCAGGTCCCTTAACTAATAATGGTTGTATTTCAAGTTGTCTATTTATTCTAATTACATCCGCTTTTGTTATTCCCATATTAGGGTCAGGATCAAAAGATAATACAAACCTTCTGGGAGGTTTTATATTAATCTCCCCACCGAGTTGTAACCCACTCACAGCCGAGGCTGAAGCTATAGCTTGCTGACTTTTTAATCTCTTTTGTTCTCTTCTAGCTCTAGCTGCTATTTTATTTTGTTCTTCTTCTTCTGAAACTTCACTAATAAATATATCAAATTTTTTTTGTTCTTCATCATTACCTACTTCATATAATACCATCGGTACATTTTTACCAACATGTATTTTTATTTGATTTTTAATTGTTCTCATAGCTTCAACATTATTAATATTATTAGGTAAATTATCAAACAATATTGAAATATCAAAACTACTATCTATAGGATTTTCTGAAGCATATGGATCTGATAGTGCAATTTGACTACCTGGAATAACACTAGGTTTTGCCATAAACATTGGTGGTAATTTTGTGATGTCTAATATTAATGTGGACAACCCATGTCTATCCCCTATTTCAAACTCATTTCCTTTATGTTTATCTATAACATCTATGTATTGTTGATGTAATTTAAAATCTGGGACTCGGGGCCCATATATACCAGGTCTTTTCGAAGGATCAGGTAGATTAGATATCTCTTTAATATCTAATATTTTTTTCTTGCCATGGGATTTAGGTCTTTTTTTGAATTCATCTTCAATTATTTTTTTAAATTCAAAGTCTGATAGGTTTGCGTCTTCAATTAAATCGTTCAATACCATGTGTATTGAACCTATATATTCTAAATTAGATTTTGATAGTAAGCATTCAGTAATTTTATTAGTAATATTTATAATATTATTTTTACAAATAGATTTATTATGTATACTACAAAATTTAGATTCTAACTTATTATATTTTGCTCTTAAATTAGATTGGTCTCTATCATCCATAGGATCACCCGGTGTTGGTGATGTACTTGAAGAACCGCCAAGTTGTCCATCTGCCTCCGAAATGCCACCGATTGCCATTACTATCTTAATATAATCATATGGTATATGGTCCATGTCAGAATGTTCTATTTCGTCATCTTGCCATTGATTATCTTCCTTAGCTGCTCTCGGATTTAAAAAATCATACATGACTTTTGAATCAAAATAACCACCTGCTTGGTCTTCATTTTTAGGTCCACCTTGACGTCCTTCATGACCAAAATGTCTTGTTTTTATACTATCACCTCGAATAGGATCTTGTGCTAAATTTAAATGGTATTCTAACACTTCACTTAAATCAACCGTCTTTTTACCATTAGGACTTTTTACTTTAATACCTTTAAAATCTGAAAGATTTCTTGACATTACTTTTAATAATTTACTTTTTAAATGTTTGGTATCCGCAAGGGGAGCTTGAATTACCTCCATATGGTCTTTTTCGCCCGTTTTTTCATCATATGCTTGTATAAATCCAGGAAAAGTAAATATTGCTTCATCTGCATTCCATAAAGCTGGGTCCTGAAATGAATACACGCCTTTAATAGAAGATATATATGATATATTATTTTGCAGTATTTTATATTCGAATTCTTGTGTTAAAATTTGCTTAAAAATAGATAAACTCTTACTAGTTGTAAATCTACTAATATCTAACCCAATAATATTACCAGATGAAATATCAATTGAAGCACCACCTTTTAAATCCTTTTTATATGCGTCTACAATAGTTTCTAAATCTCCTTTAGATATACCATTAAAACTATCTTTAATAACATCTCTTAATTTATTAAAATTATCTGAAGAAACGTTATGATTAACAAGCCAACCAAAATTATTACCACCATCCTGATGATGATATTCTGGTTTTAAATATCCCCTTTCAATTGTTTTGTCACTCTCTTCTTTGATGGGAACCCACTTTGGTTTGCAAGGTTCCGGTGCTTTACTTTCCATTTGAGGAGTTTGCGAACATGCAACGGGGGAAGGACCATCACTAGTGTTAACACAGTTTTTAGATGTCCAATTACTTGATACTACATCTGTCCACTTGTCGGTACAATGTTCTCGATCCTCTACTTCTCTAGCTAATTGATGTACAAGCCTTTCGTCTCTATATTTTTTGGCATCAGTAAATACTTCATTCTGTGATTCCATTAATGCCCTATCTGAAGATAAAATAGAAGTTAATTTAGCATTAAAAACGTTAGAATCAGCTATTAAAATTCTATTTTGTATTTCATCTTCAATGCCAGAAAGATCACTAATAATTCTAATTAAATCATTACCAGTAATTTGTACATTGCCTAATTTATAAGATACCTTATCAACTGATACCCCCAACTTATCCTTGGATTCTATACCTAAATTAGATGCAAAATATTCTCTTAACTTATCAGACATTTGTACAGGAGTATCCTCATTTAAATCTAAAATTAATATTTGTTTTGATATCTTATTAAATAATTCTTCTGAATCACCATCATGACTACTATATAATTGTTTTAATCTCTTTGCTTTTTCAAATGATGGACGTTTGAAAGCAAATCCATCTTTATCAACAGGTTTAGATGTTGCGGATATTACACCTGAAACTACATTACCACTAGTTATTATTCTACCTGTAGTATCATCTAGAATTTCTAAAGGATTAATGCTTAAACTTTGCATAATTTCGTTAATGGCTGTGTCTGATATACCAGCTGGAAAATTAATATTTAAATTATACATTATTTCGGCAAATGATGAACCACCAGTTAAAGTTCCTGTATCATTTAAAGTTTTATTACCATATTTAATAGTTACAGCAGTTAATTGTGCTGGTTCTAAATATTTTTTAAGTCTTTTCATAAGAATTTCGTAAAGTTTTTTTCTTATAATCTCTGGATTTGCAGGAGCTGGAGTTGATTTTGACATAGTATCTAATGGTACTTCAAATGCTATAGAAATATCCCGAGGTGGTGAATCGGAGGGGGCTGCTGCTGCAGGGGCAGCAGGAATTAATTTACCTTTACCTATTTCGTGACTAGTTTTACCATTTAATTCACGTCGCTCTCGTTTAACTAATAAATCTGATAGTGGTCCTTTATTTGCATCTTTATTTACTTTTATTTGTGCCTTAACGACGGCTGAAGTTATTTCTTCTTCGAAAGAGAGCTTGTGAGCTGCTTTCTGTTCTTCATCACCAACCTTAGATGCCAACATACCTCCTGTTTCTAGTTTACTCAGACTTTTAATTTTTCCATGTTTTATTATATATTTTGTATACTTATAAGTTTTTTCGCCTCCTCCGATCTGCACCCCACCTTTCTGTCCTGTAATATCACCTCTAGTAAACATCTGCATTTGGTACTTAGCCTTGTCATCTTCGGTAAGTCCAACCGCTTCGGTAAAGACACCTTCCATAGCATTTTCTAATCTTACCTTATCTGCTTCGGTTAAACTATCAAGATTAATACCTGGGAACTTAAGAACCAAATCGACTGAATCTCTTTGTCCCTTAAGTGCGGAGTTATATTCCTGGAATAATTCTGCTAATTCTTCATCCTTATATTGGTCAATGTCTTTAAAGGTATTCCAATTTCCGTAATTTTTACCTATCTTAGGGTTATCTAAGTCAACTATATTAGTCATAGAAGCACCCATTTTCTTTAATTTTTTTAATATAGATTTAGATGCAACTTCGAACACTTGTTCTAATTTATTTCTATCTTCTTTAAGTGCAGATTGTCTTTGCTTCAATTTAGTCAATTTATCCTTGTCAATAAATCTTTCCCATTGAGTTGTTTCTCTTGTAATAGCTGCAAGCAATTCATGGATGTGGTCTTCAGTATCTGATACATATTTAATTTGATCTTTAATAAAAATGAGTATATAGTATAATTTTCTGATAGTCATAGTTAAGTGTTCAACCTCCATATGTTTTTCTCTATAAGCTTCTGAGAGTGAACTATAGTCTTTTAACTTTCTTACAATCTTTAAAAGATTAACAACTGGATTCTTAAATCTAGCATATCTTTCTTTACCTTTAGGACCTTTGGGGGGTACATTCCGCCCAGTTGCTTCATCTATCTTCATTAAATCTGGTTTATACTTATTTTTTCCATCTGGTATATCTTTACTTACATGTTTACCTGTATATCTGAAAGCGGTAACACCAAAATTTGGATTTCCATTTTTGTCTAATGTTGGAATTCCTTTTTTTCTAGCTTTATCCTGTACCTTGGATACATCAGGTTCATCCCAATTTTCAATTAAATGTCCTAAACTATCATATTTTGAAACCTTCTTCCAAGGTTTTAATCCTCGTTTATCTTCTTTTTCGTCACCCCTCCAATTTAAAGCTTTGGGTTGTTGTAATATAGAAGCATCAGATTCGTCCTTAAAATCTAGTCTACCTGGGCCTCTTTTCCAGTTACGTCCCTTGTATATACCTGAGACTTCACCCGGAATCCCATCTGGATCTTTATCAAATTTGGATTTAACTTTTCCGGTATAATCATCAGCATCAACTTCTTTAGGTTTTAATTTATTACCTTTTATAGAGTCAGAAGGTTTTTTTCCTAAAATTTTACTTAAATTAGGATTTTTATTACTCATTTGTTATAATAACATATTAGATTTTTTTTTTAAATTTAACTTATATTTAAACAAATAATATATAAATAAGTTAATGGATTCTGACAAAATAAAGATAAATATAGATATTAAAAATGGGAAAATCTTAAATAATAAAAAGGATATAGAAATACTATTAAAATATATTAAAATTAACAAAAAAAAAGAAATTACTAAATTAGATAAGTGTATTAATATTATAAAACTAAATTTATTAATAGAAGAAAAAAAATTAGAACAATTACTTAATAAAATAAAATATTTAGAAAGTCCAGAGTTAGATTGTAAAATTTGTTATCAAAACAAAGTAAATATAACATTAATCCCTTGTGGTCATGTTTTCTGTAGTTCATGCATTACTAATCAAAACTTATGTCCTTATTGTAGAAGAGATATTCAAAACAAACAACCCTTATTTTTTTATTAAAATTGATTATTAATTTCATATTTATTAAATTAATAATGAATTTACTCAATAGTGAAAGCAATATTTTAGAACAATCTAGTAATATAGCATTACAACTAAAACCACATCAAAAAACAATTTTATATGCAGCAAATAATCTAGAACAGGGTAAAAGTAATTTTAATCCATCAATTGATTCTATTGCTGGGGTACTAGCAGATAATGTGGGTAGTGGAAAATCACTTTCGATATTAAGTATTATTGCTAATAATCCATTTTTAAAAACTAGAAATAGATGTATTAAATCTATTAATGGTATGATAAATGTATATAATAATCCTTCTAATAGAAAATATATTAACACAAATATTATAGTAGTACCACATTCTATAATAAATCAATGGGTATCATATATAAACACACATACTAATTTAAGTTATTATATCATAAATAACAAAAAAACTTATACTAAAGTAGAAGAAAATTTTGAAATATTAAACCAATATTGTATTACTCTAATTAGTTCAACTAAATACAAAGATTTTGTACATATATTCAAATATCAAAATAATACAAACTATAATGAAAATCCGATTAAATATATAGTATCTCGATTAATTTTTGATGAGGCGGATTCTATAAATATTCCAGCATGTACTGAAATTGAATCTACTTTCTATTGGTTCATTACTTCATCGTATAATACATTATTAAATCCTAATGGAAAAATAAAATATTTTAATCCTATTACTAATGAATTTAATAACAATTATGATTGGATTAATGGTTTTACTAAAAGAGTATATTTAGATGGTATTAAAACAACTGGGTTTATAAAAAATTTTTTCAAAGAATCATATAATACAGATTTTATTAACATTTTCTTAAAAAATGAAGATGAATTTGTATCTAATTCATTTAAATTACCAGATCCCTGTATTAATTTAATAGAATGCACTAATCCAATTGTTATTTCTATATTAAATGGTATTATCCCAAAAGATGTATTAATTAAATTAAATGCTGGAGACACAAAAGGTGCAATAGAATCCATTGATTGTACTAAAACAGACGACAATAATCTAATAAAAATTTTTACTAATGAATTAGAAACCAAATTACATAATACTATATTAATATTAGAAAGTAAACAAAAAATGAAGTTTTCATCCGATAAGGCTAAAAAAGACTCTATAATGAAACTAAAAATAAAAATTTCTGAAATTAAAGATAAAATTAATTCTATAACAGATAGAATTACAAATTCTAATATGTGTACCATTTGTTATGATAATATACAAAATAATACAATTTCAAAATGTTGTAATCATACTTTCTGTTTTGAGTGTATTACTATATGGTTGTCCCAGTCAGTAAATCATGGATGTCCTATGTGTAGAGCAAAAATAACTACAAATGATTTAGTTATAGTTTCTAATGAATGTCCAATGGAGAAGGAGACTAATGAATCTAATACAAAAATAGATAATTTTATTAAAATTATAGATAATATTGATATTAATAGTAAACTACTTATTTTTTCAGAATTTGATGCAACTTTTGATAATATTAAAGAAACACTAGATACAAAAAATATTAATTATTCTAAAGTAGTTGGTACTTCTAGTTCTATAAATAAAATTATTAAAAATTATAAATTAGACAATCAGAACACGGATTCCATTCAAGTTTTATTACTTAATTCTAAGTATTTTGGTTCAGGATTAAATTTAGAAAATACTACAGATTTAATTATATTTCATGCTATGAATAATGACCTAAATAAACAGATTGTGGGTAGAGCTCAGAGACCCGGTCGTAAAAGCCCTTTGAATATTTGGAGATTATGTTATGAAAATGAAATGCATCAAACTTTTAGCGTATAATCGTTTCAAAGTATTCTATAAAACTATAATTCTCTATAAATTTATTTTTTTTTATGTTATTAATTATTATTAATAATTTTTTATGAGTTACATTTTCGTCAATAGTGTATGATACATTTTTTTTTAACCAATTATTATAATTTTCTAATATTTTAATACTAATATCCCTAATTTTATCACCATTATATCCTGAAGAACTAATAATTAATTGAATTATTTTATCTAAATTAAAATTACTAAAATTCTTTTTTTTTAATTCTAATATAGAAGAATGAATATCAGAACTCCCATATAAATTCATTATATTAAATAGAAATAAAATTATTATAAAAATTGATTATTATTAAATATTTATTTTTATTAAATGCCAGAAGGACCAGAAGTTAAAACTATCACCAGCGAACTCAATAAAACGTTTAAAAATAATATTTTAAAAAAAATAGAAATTACGGGTGGTAGATATAAAGAAGGTATTGAATTATATAATATATTTGAAGTATTAACTGATACTGAAAAAACTATTAAAGAAATTAATTGTAAAGGTAAATTTATTTGGTTTCAATTTAATAGTAATTGGAGTCTTTGGTGTACTTTAGGGATGTCTGGTGGATTTACTTTGGACCATTCTAAACATTGTGATGTTAAATTTATAACAAATACAAAGCCTTTTTGGTTTAGAGACCAAAGGCATTTTGGTACATTAAAACTATGTAATCAACCTAAAAGTTTAGAAAAAAAACTGAAATCATTGGGTCCTGATATTTTATCAGATACTAAACTCGAGTCTAAACATTTTTTAGATATTATCAAAAAATACCCTAATAAAACACTCACTAAAATATTAATGGACCAATCAAAAATCTCTGGAATAGGTAATTATCTTAAAGCCGAAATTCTATATTTATCAAAAATTTCACCTTTTAGAAAAATTAAAGATATTTTAGATACAGAATTAGATTTAGTTTTTAAATATTCTAAAGATATTTCTAAAAAAAGTTTTAAAGCGGGAGGTGCGTCCATACGTAACTATTCGGATATAAATAATGTGGATGGAAAATTTGTATTTGAATTTAAAGTTTATAATAGAAAATTAGATGATAATATGTATACAGTCGTAAAATCTAAAACAGATGATGGTAGAACTACACATTGGGTACCAGAAATTCAAAAATAATTATACCAATTAAAATTAATAGCTTTAACAATTAAGTACACTTTTTTTATATGTTTAATTTATAACAATGTCAAGGAGAAGTTCAAGAATTAGTAGTTTAGCAAAAGGTATTAAAAAAGGAACAAAAACAGTGGCAAAAGGAGCACATTCAGTAGTTAAAGGTATAGGAACTGTAGGTGCATTCGTACCAGTTTTAGGTACTGTTTTTAGAGATAAAAATTTAGCATATGGCTTTGATAGAGGTTCTAATGAAACACGCCGTATGTTCAATGAATCTAATGCTATGTCTTGGAACAGTAAAACACTAAAGGAAAAAGCTTCTGATACATTTTGGGATGCTAGAGGTGCTTTGCGTTCATCTAGAACATTAAAAAGAATGAAAGCTAATAATAAAAAAAAAGCAGCTGCAGCTGTACTAAGAGAACAAGAAAGACAAGCCGAATTAAAGCGATACAAACGTCAATTAAATCGACAAGCAAAAGAAAATAATTGGATACAACAAACAACGTATGACGATAACAATGTAAATTCTAAATCGAATGTTTCACTTGATAATGTCCAACAATTTTTAGCTCCATCTAAAAAAGATTTATCTGCTAAAAAAATAGGACAAAGTTGGTCAAAAAAAGCACACACTAAATCAAAAACTCGAAACGCACTAGCACGGCTTCAGGAAAGTATAGCTCAAAAAAAATTAAATAGAAAAACAACTGCAAAAAAATTAGCAAAACAATATTTAAAAAATAGAAAAATTGTTGATACATGTATAGTAGAGGCAGTTGATTTATTTGGTAGAATGCCTTATAAAAAAGCATTCGAAAAATTTGTTCATATGCCATTACATAAAGGTTCAATAAATTACACCAGATTAGTACAAAACTGTCCTAATAATTATTTAAAAGTGCTTAGGCGTAGACAACAATATTTAGATGAACAAGCAAAGGATAAGGTAAATAATATGAAAGTCAAAAAGAATATCTCAAAATGTGTTTCTAAATTTATTGATAAATCAGGAAAGATGCCATCAAAAGATGCCATACTTAAATTTATAGAGAAAGAAGATTGGTCTACAAAAGATATTATGAAGCTAAAGGAATTATGTGGTGATGACTTCCAAGCGGCATTAGAAGTTAGACAAAACTATCTATCTAATAGAAAAGATTTCTTGAGTAAAAATATAAGAACTCAAAAAAAAATGGTTAGAGATAAAGAATATTGGAAACGAAGAGAACGTCAAAATAAAACAGAAGCTAAAAGAGCACGTAAACAAAGAAATACAACTGGTGTAGACCCTAGAGAACAAACATTTTATTTAGGACTATAATTTGTCACAAAAATTGATTTAAATATTATTTAAATATTGCTTAAATTTAATAATGAATCTTAGTTTTTTAGTGTCACAATTAAATACTAATTTTACACCAAATATTGAAAAAATATCTCATATTTTATTAAATTATAATGGTTCTGATTGGATAAAATATAAAAAACTTCTTGTAAATGGATATAACAAAACCAAAATTTATAGTAATGTAGATTATGATTTAATACTTATAAATTGGAGTAAAGGAACTAAATCAAAAATTCATGACCACTCTGATAATGGTTGTGTATTTAAAGTATTAGAAGGTAAATTGTGTGAAAAAATATATGAACCAAATACACTAATTTATAAACAAACTAACATTTTTAAAAAAAATGAACTTTCATATATTAATGATATTATTGGGTATCATTCTATAGAAAATATTTATAGTCAAAATTCATATTCATTACATCTATATGTACCAAGTAATTATATTACTAATTATTATAATTAAAATTATTACATATATTATAAGAAGGATAAAATATTGTTCTTACAATTTATATAATTAGATTTTCAATTAGGAATTAAAACTTAATGCCTTTATACATAATCGATAAAACCAATAATAATTTAATAATGTTAGTGGTATTGTTAATATTAAGAAATTATTTATATTATCTAAATATATTTCACGATTCAAATAAGTTACGTAACATACCCTAATCAAAAAGGTTAATACTAATAAAATGTAAGTATTAATTCTAAATAACTTAGTATTAGTTTTTTTGATTTTGTATAATATCCAACTAATATTTAAAAATATAGTAGTAATTTCTGAAAGAAAAAATTTAGATATATAAACATAATAATTATTTACTAATATTAAACTTGATATTTTATTAGAAATTAAGGGTGATAATGAAATTAGCATTACAATGTGATGTAATAATAATTGATAATCCTTTTTTTTTATTAAGTTAATAACATCATATAAAATATAAGTTATCGAAAATCCCAATGTATTTTTATATGTATCTAAT